AGTCGGTCCCAACAGGCAAGGGCCGCGCGATGGCGGCCCTTGTGTCAGGTGGTGGATGAAGATCAGGCCGCCTTGCCGGTCAACGCCTTGATGGCGGCGGTGTCCTGCAGCACGCAATCGAAGCGGTGGAAGGCGAGGAAGGCCGTCTGGTCGAACTCGGCATAGCGTTCGACCAGGCGCTTGAGCGTCATGTAGTTGATGCGACGAATCACGAACTGCTGGAAGTCACCGGCGAACATGAATTTCTTGCTCGCGGCCATGTCCTCGAAGCCCTGATCAATGAAGTAGGACTGACCGAGTACCGTGGATGGCGCCAGGCCCGCGACGGCCGGCAGCCACAGCGGGCGACCCTGGCCATCTTCCATCTCGGTGATCTTCTGCAGGGTGTTGTCGTTGAAGCCCAGACGGAAGTTCGCCGCGCGACGGTAGGCCGGATCAATGCTGTGGATCAGCTTAGTGATGTCCTTCCAGTTCAGGCTGGCCGCAGCGGCCGCCGCCACGGTGCCAGTGACCGAGGTGGCAAGACCCTTGGGCTGCTGAGGTGTGCCGGCACCGGTACCGCTCACCAGGTACTTGGCTTCGGCCCGACCGATACGGGAGCCGATGCGCGAGGCCAGGAAGCCCTCGATGTCGAAGGCCGAGTCCTGAAGCAGCTCGTTGGAGACACGGATAACCTTGGAGCTCAACTTCTTGGCGCCGAGGTTCTGGATGCCGAACTCGACATCCTTTTCACTGGCGGCGGTGTTCTCCCCCAGCAGCTCGCCCTCTTCCCCGGTACCGTCAGACACCGGCCATTCGATGTTGGCGCCATCGGAGGTATTCAGGATCTGGGCAACCGAGGCCAGCCCGCCGTAATCCTGCATGGACTCATGGATGCGGTTGAGCATGGTGGTCGGGACGGTATAGCCGCCCTTGTCATTCTCGCCCGCCGCCTGAGCCCGCATCTCACGCATGACCGCGCGCTGCTCTTTGCTCATGTTGCCCATGCCTTCACGCACGAAGGCATCGAAGGCCGCGGCACGCTGCTCGTCCACACTCGGGCCCTGAGACTGCCCAGCTTCCGGCGTCTGAGACTGGCCGCGCAGCTCCTCTTCGTTGTCACGCACGAAGCGCTGATCCGCATCGCGCAGTGCTTCTTCGCGATCGATCTTGTCCTGCAGGCCATCCAGCTCGCTCTTCATGGATTGCCACTGGCTGCGCTGCTCATCCTTCCATTCGGTGTCGCCGGCATCTTCATGCATCTTGCGCATGTCCTTGGCGACGGCCGCATACTTCTGCTTCAGTTCAGAGAGTTTCATGTAGCCTCCACGGGCTCAGGCATTGATGAGTTCAAGGAAGCGCTCGCGGGCGCGGCGCTGATTGACGGCACGCTGCGTGATCTCTCGGAGTTCATCGCAACGGGCCTGGAGCGACCGCTTGGCGGCGCCCGCATCGGGGTAAGCCGGATAGGTCACGGGGGACACATCCAGCAGGCGGCTGAATCGGTGGATGGTGCGCACGATGACGCCGTGCTCGTCCTCGCCCCACTCGTCACCATCGGGAGCGACACGGAAGGCGAAGCTGGAGCCGGTGATGTCACCCCGTGCCAGCGGTGCCATGACCAGATCACGCACTGACTGGGTGTCGGGTGGGTCGATCTCATAGCGCAGGCCTTCTTCATCCACGGACAGCGACAGCGTGTTGCTGAGGGTGCGGCCGAGCACGAAGTTGGGGTCATGGTTGAACAGGGCGCGCACGTCATCGCCCAGCACGTTGTCGAACGCACCGGGGGCTATCTGCTCCTTGAACATGCCCATGATCATCTCGCTGCGCTTGTTGAAGACGGCGCCGTGACCAATGATCCGCAACGGCTGCCCTTCTTCGCCCGCTTCGGCGCGGACCTCGCACGTCAGGGCGCGCTTTTCTGTCTCACTCATGATGTGGAGTCCTCGGGCGAGGGTGACTGGCCCAGCTGACTGGCTGGGGTGGCGTTGACGCTGATCAGCATTTCGCTGAGGCCATCGCGTGGGTTCATGTCTTCCAGGGCGCGGACTTCGTTGCGGTCCATCCAGCCATCGGTGATGGCCTTGTGATAGAACTCGGCACGCTCGGTGGGGGTGCCGCGCAGCAGCCCGGCGAGGTTGAACTTGGCGTAGTAGCCAGCCCGTCGCTCGGTGGGTGTGAAGATGGCGCGGTTGATCTCCTGCTCCCAGTTGATGACCCAGGGCATCATCGTGTGCCGCACGAACTGGATGGCCTGCTCGGAGATGTTCGAGAAGGTGGCCTTGTCCAGGTCGTTGATCATGTGCGCGGGCACATTGAAGATGCCGGCCACCTCGGAGCGATTGAGCTTGCGCGTCTCGAGGAACTGAGCGTCCTCCGGCGCGATGGTGATCGACTTGTAATCCAGCTGTGCGGGGAGCATCAGCGTCTTGTTCTCGGACTGGCGAAGACTGGCCACGGCCTTGGCCCAGGTCTCCTTGAGGCGATTCCAGCTGTCGGCGTTCAAGCTGTCCTTGACGGTGACAAGCCCGGTCGGGCGCCCGCCTCCCTCGAAGAAATCCTTGCCGTAGCGCTGAGCCGCCAGCCCGAGGCCAATGGTCTCGGCGTGCTGGCGCACCACGCTGACGCCGGTGCGATCGTGCGAACCGAGTGCACGAACGTGAATCATGTCCTCGGTCGCGACGGCGCGTGAGCCATCGTCATCGGTGACGGCATATAGCCAGCGGTTGCCGCGCTTCACCGGGCTGCAGTTCCAGGGGCAATGGCGCTGAAGAGACACGGCATTGCCTCGCGCATCACGCACTACCTCGGTGTAGCTATTTCCCCAACCGAGCACGTGGGACTGGGCGGTCTCACGCCACTTGTAGCTGGTCTGCCAGTCGTTGGGCTCGTCATGCAGCAACAGGTACGCGGGGTGGTCCGTGGCAGCGGAGATGACGCCGTTCTGCTTGCGCATGACATGTAGCGGCAATTGCGCCAGCGAGGATGACAGCACATAGATGCAGGCGTAGACCGCGCCAAGTGTCATGGCGCTCTGCTGATTGACGCTGATGCTGGAGTCGCCACGCAGGTAGTCCGACAACGCTTCTCCGCTGAGCGGTGTTGCCGGGTTCTCGACCGAGCGGGTGGAGAACAGTTGATCGAGAATCATGAGGCCCCCTTACGCATGGCGCGTGCGCCGAGCAGTGCCAACACCAGTAGCAGGCTGCCACTGGCCATCAGCGCATCCGCGAGGCCGAATCGCAGGTACAGGCCGCCCGTCAGGCTGGCGAAGCCGGCCAGCCCGAGGGTGTCGAACAGTAGGTTTCGCATGTCACATGACCAGGAAGTCGTCGTCTGAGAGGGAGTCGAGAAGGCTGGGTGGCTCGACATCGAGGGTGATGGCACGCCCCAACGCCATGAGCAGCGCGATGATGCCGTCGATCTTGTTGTCGGCGGCTTCCTTGCGCGGGTAGATGTTCTCTTTGGCGTCGGCCTTGGCGACCACGTTGCTGGCCATCCAGGTGAGCAGCGGGTCAGCCGGGTGCGTGAAGCGACCACCAGTGACGGCGGCCTCCATCTCGCGCATGGCGGGGCTCATGTTCTGGACCGTGTTGCGGTACTCGATGACCGGGGCGCCTTCCTGCATCAGCTGATGGGCGAGCTGGGTGGCCCGCCACGGATCGTAGGCGACTTCCTGCACATCGAAGCGACTGGAGAGATCGAGGATGTCCTTCCGGATGACCTCGAAGTCGAGTTCCTCGCCATCGGTGATGATCAGGTGGCCAGAGTTGACCCAACCCTCATAAGCAGCGCGGTTGCTGCTGGCACGCTCGATCGCGCCTTCCGGCAGGTAGCTGCGCACGAAGGCACGCCACTCGACCTTGGCGTCTTCGCGCACCTTGCGGAAGATCAGGCCGATGGCAGCGATGTCGGTCTTGCTGGCAAGGTCAACGCCCAGCCAGCAGGGCTCGCCTTCCATCTGGTCCAGCGACATCGAGTCATCACCGGCCGCCAACCAGGTGGCCATATTCAGCCAGGCGCTGCGTGCCGAGACCCAGACATCGAGGTGCTTGGTCAGGAATGAGTTCTGGCGACTGGGGTACTGGATGGCGTCGCGCTGCGCCTTGAGCAGGAATTCCTCGCTGACGCTGACACCGAAGTTGGGATTGGCCTTGCGCAGCACGTCCGGTGACTGCCAGTCGTCGCCCTCATCGATGGTGTAGATCAGCGCGAAGAGTTCAGGGTTATCAACTACACCCTCGAGCATCTGCTGTGCTTGCCGGCGCTTGTCGTAGCAAGGGCCAGCGAGGTTGAAGCCGGCAGTGGTGATGATGAACATCAGCGGCTGATCGCGGGCACCCATGCCGGTCAGCATGGTCTCGTAGAGGCTGGGCGATTGGTGCTCGTGGAACTCATCGACAATGGCGCAGCTGGGGCTCGAGCCGTCGCCCGGGTCACCGATCATCGGTTCCAGGCGGGAGCCGTCACCGGGGATGCTGATGTTCTTGGCCATCACCTCAATGCCGGCGGCGCTGATCAGGGCCGGTGATTTCTGCAGCATCAGCTTGGCGGGCCGGAAGACCTCCCAGGCCTGCTTCTCTGTGGTGGCACCACAGTAGACCTCGGCGCCGTATTCCCCATCGGCGGCCAGCATGTAGGTGGCCACGCCCGCGGCGATCACTGACTTGCCGTTCTTGCGCGGCACCTCGATGTAAGCCTCACGATAACGGCGCTGACCGCTGCGCTTGCTCATCCAGCCGAACAGCACACTGAAGATAAAGAGCTGCCAGGGCTCGAGCGTGATCAGCTTGCGCTCGCGTGCCCACTTGCCCTTGGTGTGAGGCAGAAGCTGGATAAAGGCGCATGCCCGCTCGGCGGCGTCACGATCGAACCGGTAGGGAAAGGCGCGCGTCTTGGCCGCCTTCTGTTCATCGACATGACGCTGGCAGGCAAGGCGGACCCACTTGCAAGCGGGTATCCGGCCAGCCACCACGTCCCGAGCGTACTTGTTCGCAGCATTGACGTTGGGATAGCTGGCCATTGAGTGTCATCGCTTGTTGCCACCCAGCAGCTCGGCGAAGGGATTGGCGGCGTCCTTGGACCCGGGCGCGGCAAGGCGTGCTCGGCTGGAAGGGTCGAGACCAAGTGCGCTGCCGAAGGTCGTCATCTGGCGGGCTGCCTCATTCTTCGCGGTCAGAGCTGGGTTCTTGATGGGGGCACCGGTGGCAGGGCTTTCCAGCACCAGGCCGCATTGCTGGATCTCGACCACGGCCTGCCGCCAGGTGGCGTAGGCATCGCAGTAGGCCTCGAGTTGATGCAGGTCAGAGCGCGTCAGGATCTTGGAGCCGACCAACCAGGGCGCGAGCTTGTCCCAGGCATCGCGGCCGATCTCGCACAGCCAGTCGGGTGCCGGCGGGGCTTCATCGAGCGCATCG